ATCACCTAGTCCAGTGATTTTATTTGTACCCATCGCAATAGCACCTGACATCGTACCACCCGCGAGAGGCAGTTTAGTTGCTATGCTATTGGTAATTGTTGTATGAAACGATGCATCGTCTGCCATTGCGGCTGCAAGCTCATTGAGGGTATCAAGAGCTGCTGGAGCGCCATCAATTAAATTCGTAATTAAATCGTCTGCGTATTGTTTAGTTACAGCATCAGTCGCCGCTGTGGGCGTTCCAATGTCTGTCAGTCGAGCTGCATTAAAATCTACAGTTCCTGATAGAGAGAGATTATGCAGCGATGTCGTTCCGCTGCTTGCTGTGACATTACCAGTGAGATCGCCCGTAACATTTCCGGTGACGTTTCCTGTCACGTTGCCAGTAAGGTTTCCAGTGACATTTCCGGTTAATCCACCGACAAATCCAGTGGACGCAGTGACGGTGGATCCTGTTATAGCTGCCGCACTGGTATTACCAATAATTACGCCATCAATAGCACCCCCAGTAAGGGCTGCATTAGCATTTATCAATTGTCCGTTAAATGTAACAGTACCAGACGCAGTGATAGCGCCTGTCGTTATAGAGCTTGGGTTTGTGCCAAGCTCAACGACAGTCGCAGTGTTATCTTCAGTAAATAATCTTTTATCAGCAACATTGACAGCAAGTTCCCCTGTCACTAGATCGCTTGAACTAGGGATAGATGCAGCAGTCGATGAGAACTTTGTAATTATCGTAGTCATAAAAGGCTCCCTAGTTTAAAGATTGGGGGGTCCGTAGACCCCCCATGCATAAAAAGGGGGAGTTTTATGCGTTAACTACCATATTGAATCCACCAGTATTTTGGTAAGCCTTAGTGCCGTATACCGTATCTGAGGTAACGAGGTTAGCTAACCATTCCTGCTTATACTGGGTTTGCGCTCTAACATTTTGCTGCATAGCGAGAATCATAGTATCTCTATGTATCAGCATTGCCTGTTTGATGTCTTTGGTATTTGCAGAGTTATCCGCAGCAGCCTCAACAACAGGACAGTTAGTAGATACATAAATTGGAATGCCATAAAGCTCACCAACTTTTGCATTTTCTACTGCTCTGCCAGATACGAAATCTGAAGACACGTATCTGTCAACGCCCATAATCGCATTCTTCAAGCTAGGAGGAATAACGAATGCTCTATTGTCATAAGGAACATCCAAGTCATCCTGCTTTTGAATCAGATCTCTAAAACATGCATCGGTAAATACGTCTGCACTACTGACCGTGTCTGTAGCGTAAGCCGTTAAACCAGTTGATGCATCGCAATACCAGGAAGAAGATCCAACCCAGTTATCGCTGGCATCACCAAAGTTTTTACCTTGCAAATGCAGATCTGTATCGATCTGTTTTGCTAGAGCATAACCAGCATCCTCAACATAGAAGGAACGCTGACTAGCAAGTGCTTGCATAGCCGCAATATCTTCTACTAAGCGAGAATATTCATAATGCTTGTCAATAACGACTTGCACTTCACCAGCCGTATCATTTTGAATCGTGACAGCGGTGCCAGAGGCTTTTGCTGTTACCGATCCACGGCTAGGAGCAGGAATATGAATGGTGTCACCCTTCTTTCCTACCATGCTCATGTTTTTAACAAGACCAGCAACCACCAAACGGCACATATAGGCCGCTTTTACTTCGTTGCTCCAAATTTCAGGGATAAATGTTGCTAACGTGGTCTGATTACTCACACCAGTTTGCGTGGGATATACGGAAGTAGCCATCAGCTTAAATCCTCAAAGAAAGTTAGTTATTAATAACCCTCCCCTCTTGATAAGCTTTCAGTATCTCAGGATACAGCTCTTCATAGCGGGACGGATTGCTTGTCATAAGCTCTCTTAAATCCGATGCTCTGAGTTTTTTACCTGTCGTTTTTTCTGAGCTACCCGAAACATTGCCGCTAGAAGCAGCAAGCACAGACTCTTTACGATCTGCAGTTGTTGACTGAGGTTGTTGCTGTTGCGCTGCCGCCTTATAAGAACTAATTAACTCTTTAGCAATTTCAACATCAAATTCAGCATTCATTGCCTGAAAGCTTTTAGTTCGTACAGATGAGGCCGCAACCCAATTACCAAAGTCATTACTGCTGAGAACATCTTTGAAATCTGGGTGCGCTGCACTCAATTCTCGCTTTATGTTCTCAAGCCTTAGAGTTTCAACCTCCTGCTTCACAGCTTGCAGCTCTGGAGCAGACTGTATCGTACTCTTGATGGCCTTCTCAGGATCACCAAAGTAATCAAGCTTCTCTTCTGGCTTTTGCTTTGCTTGAGACTGAGTTGCCCTCTCCAAATATTTGTCAGCAGCCTTAACAGCTTCTATTTCAGCTCTAGCGGCACGTACTTCATCTGATTGTCTACCAATCATTTCTTGATTGTTATCAATCATACGTTCCAGCTCTTCGCGTGACTTATCAGCATATTTAGACACAGGCTTTTCGGCCTGTTGCTGCTCACCTTGCCCCTCTGAGGCTAAAGCCTCTTCAACGGCACTACTGTCTGGTTTGGACTCCTTCTCTTGCTCAACAATTTCAGCCATAACTTTCCCTCAATTAAGACCCTGGCGGGCTACCTTTAGTTACGCAAGACCTTGGGAATTGGTTACCTTGCGCTCTGCTTTGATTTTCTGCTGCCTGTTCAGTGACCATCTCCGAGTAGCACTGGGAAAATCCCCTGATATCGGATCTAGCACTGGCCCTGCATAAGAAACAATCCGAGTCGCTACCTTGTCGCAAAATTTACAAGGGAGGTTTTTCTCATCAACATCAACGAACTTTTCAAACACATGTCCATCAGGACATTTGAAATCAAAGATTCTCCGCATCAGAGTCCATCCTTTCGACTTCAGTTGGTAGATTTAGTACCAGGGCGATAACATTTAGCTGTCCTTGCCTAAATTTAAGATCATCGTTATCCCGAACTGCCTCTAACCGTTCAACCACTGTGCGTAGGTTTTCAAGCTCTTCTACTAAGCATTTCCAACCCTTTGAACGAAATAAAGCAAACATAGCTTGCTGATATTTCTCATTCTCTAGATCCATACGCACCTATATCAACATATAGTATGATTGATCTTATCATACTATATGACTATTACTACTGTCTATTGGCGAACATTTTTGCCTGTTCTGTGCCGACTTTACGTTCTTGAATTTCTAGTTTTGCAGTCTCAATAATGCGTTTATCGTCAGCAGAAAGCTCACCATCTGCTCTTTGCAGTTGTGCATTCGCCTTAATACGCTCATTTTCAATCTCAAGCGGTATTGCTGCAGTTTCAGCCGCATATTTCTCACTTCTTGCCAGAAACTCAGTCGTTTGACCGTTATACAGATCAGTTTGCGCTTTAGCTTGAGCCAGAGCGGCCTGTGTTTGAGCTTGTTGCATAGCTTCTGCCTCTGGATTCGGCTTCTGAGCGTCATCAATACTCTTAATCAGCTCTTCTCTGTTAGCCAACTGCATATTTTCTATGATTGCCTTGATCAAAAGACCATAAACAGGGGAATCATTGCCCATTGTCTGTAAGAGTTGAACTAACTGACTGACTTCGTACTCTCTAGCCACTATTCCCAGGCTGCTTTGCACTTCAAATTGATAATCGTTAACAGGATAACGCTCTGGGTCAAATTGCATGTATCTACAAGCTGCCATTTTGACCATTGGGATGAGAAATGACTCTTGGAAGTTTACCAATGTACGCTTATGGCGCTTTATAATAGCGCCAAGCGACATACTTATCCCTGCCGCAGTCGCCTCACCATTGATAGACCCTGGTATACCAGCACTATCAATTGCTCCTGTAGCCGTTTGAACCATCCTTTGCATCGCTTCGGCTTGAGCAAACGTAATTTGTGATACCTGACCGAAATTAAAAGGCTGTAATACTTCCCTTGGGTCGCCATTGGTCATTAGGATCTTCCCAGGTCTTATCTCTGGTCTAGCTCCCCTGGGCATCCTTGTGCTGTCCATTGCGATCATTGGTGCATTTGTTAATGCTAATGCATCAATTCTTGCTCTTAACTCAGCATCTAATGCTTTTTGTGAAGAATAGCCCTTTTCACAGACTCCACGACCCCAAAATCGATTAGGTACTATATCCCATTGAAAGGCGACAATTGGCCTGTCCTTGAGGTAATAGGGGTTTTCTT